AATTGTTATTATATGTTAAAGAATGGTAAAAGTCAACTCTTATCGCGTTTTTGGCGAGGAGTATTATCCACATCACGTGGTTCGGCACGTCGCCCAGGACGAGTAATTTTATCTGCACTCATACTGGCTTCGGGGTCTTTCATTGTAACGATTGGAGCAGGCTCATTAGTATCACTGCCTTTTTTCTTCTTGGGTGGGTCAACAGCAAAAGTAAAGTTACCTTTAATTCCTGAACTGTAATAGTTTTTATCAGCACTAAACTCTACTGTGGTAACTGCACTACCAGGCCATTTACTTGTAAACTTGTTTAATGTCCACTTATCGCCTCGAGCAGTTACCTTTGAATATACTTGCACTAGAGCACTGTTGTTTAAAATGGCAGCAGCGTCTTTATTAAAACTAGTATTTTTCTGAACATGTTCGGCTACCCGGTGTGCTATTGCTGCCATTAAATGAAAGTACAAATTTGTATTGGTTGGAGTTTTTGTGTCTCGTTGTTCGGCTAATTTACGTAAATTAGGTGTGAGCATTTTTAATTTCTTAACGTCAGTGATATCAACTAACGGCATTTTTTTAATACTGACAACTAATTGTGCATCACCTTCGTCAATGATTCCATATCGTTGCGCCAATACCAATGGTGCCAACGATTGACCGCTTTCTTTAACTGTTTCTAATATCTCAATGGTGTTCCGGAACTTCTTAACTAGCTTTTCCCCGGCAGGAGTTCGCGACAGTTCTTCTACAGAGTCTAATAGATTCTTGGTACTAGCATCTGCACCTTTACCGCCTTTGCTACTAACTTTCATCTTACGGCCATCAGGTCCAATCATTACACTGTCACTAAGCCCTTCGGTTTTGTCTTTACCAAAACTGATCAATGCTGTTGCGTACCCACCTTCAGGTAAAAATATTGCTTCAGCATCCTGTGCTTCGCCGTCGTACTGTCCTGTTTGTAATGCAATTGGGTGCAATAGTTCACAGAAATAATCTTGGAACGCAGCGATATCCATTTCAACTGGTGCTGCGAATGTATAAGGTAATTCTCCGCCTCTAGCCAAATGTGCTGTTACATCAACCAATGTGCTATTTGGAAATTTTTCTGCTACTTGAGCCGCAATATCTTCAGCAGTTAAATCTATCTGCTGAGTTAGAATATCTTGTGGTGTTGCACTACTTTGTGTTTTCTTTGCTGCTGTTGAGTTATATTTAAATCCCGGAATACCTGTTTGGTTGTTCCAATCATTTTGTGTAGGATCAGGGTGTACTGTTTTAAAGTATTTTAGATAGGCTAAAGGACCGGTGTCACTATCAAATACAGCAATACCAAAAGCCAGTGTACCTGCATTAGGGCGATTTACTGCTTCTGGGTTGACCCCTAGTTGTTGTACTACTCTATCAATGGCATCCTGCATTTCTTCTGGTGTTGGAAATTGTCCACCGCCTTCGGGAAAAAAGTCAACTGAGTTAACTCGTATTTCTTCTCCGGCGGCATCAACAAAGACTTCCCCGGGGCGTCTAGCACCAAGTCCACGACTTTCAGTTATAATATCAATTAATTCACGCATAATTCAATATTTATGGCTTTAAAGTATTTGTTAATTCATGTTGCGCTGCAATAAATACAACTGTCACCCACAAGGAGAAAATATGACAATCGACTTCAATAGTCTACGGGAACGTCTACGAGAAATGTTTCCAAATCAATACAAAAGCGATATAGAAAACTTTATAGAAAGCAAACATCCTAAATCAGCATCTGACGTTGAACACTGGATGCAGCAATGGACTTACAGCAACGAAAAGTACCTAGGATTATGATGCGTAAAATTCTAAAACTAATCGTCGAATCAAGACAGCGTAGAGCAGACTTATACCTACGCTGTTTGATAGCAGGAATCTAAGACTATTCTCTAGTGTAGTTAAAGTCTTTATCTAACCACTTAGAGATTATCTCTTCTTGCCTTACGTATCCATATCTGTTAAGACAGTCAACTATGCTTGGGTTTAGCAGATTCATTTCTGCTAAATGATACCAACTTGTTGATTCTGGATTCATTGGGGGTATATCTGATTTATATACTGCTGCATACAGCCATGGATCGTTTTCTTTTTTAAGAAAAAATGCATCATTACAGTCAAATCCATTTACTGCTAGCATATAAATTAGATTTGCCATATTATGATTAAAATAGCATCCACTGTAACTGTGTGCATTAAATCTATTATATGCGTAATGTGTTGCCTGCGGGAAAATTAATATCATCATCCCATTGACATTCATTTGTTCATTCCAAGATTTAAGAGTTTCTACTGGATTGGTAACGTACTGAAAAGTGTTATGACACCAGATTAAGTCCACAGGTCTAGGAATAAAATGATCTGTGCCATTGATGTTTGATTCAAATGTATGGATGTTTGGTAAGTTAGCAACACTTTTGCTAAATGTTTTTAAATCTTTATCTACTGCATAAACTTTGTAGTTCCTTGGTTCTGGTGGTTCCTCTCGGGTCATTAAGGTCGCCCACCATTGTGCATCTAAACCGTGCCCACATCCGAAGTCGGCTACAAACTCTATGCTATCTAAGAAACTATCGTATCCGTATAATATATCTAATACTTCCCGACTATGTGCATGACTTTCTTGTGCGTTTTTAAACTGTACCATTTGTTAACACCTCTATAATAACTTTTTTCTTTAATTGAGAAAGTCTTGATTCAAGTTGATGGCAAGCTTCTGCTACATCATTATCTTCGCCCCAGTTTATTTGTCTAATTAAATGGTTAGCCCAATTGGTACATGAATCTTTCTCAATTTGAATATCAATTGCATTAGACCGTGGCTTTGCATGCAAACACAAATAAAATTCTGCCAATAAGTTTCTGGCTTCTTCTCTAACGTCCGTCATACTACAATGTCCTCCATGCCTGCTGTGCGTAATCGTACCACATGCCCTAACATAAAGTTCTTGCTTTCAAGACCTTTCATTATGCCCAACCAACGATTGCGTAGTAGAGCTACTTCGTTAATGATAGTTTCAAAGTCAATTACTTCATCCTCACCGTCCACATACTTTTCGGCATCACGACTACTTAACGCACGAGCATAGCCTTCCAGATATTTCTGAAAGTGCTTCTTTCTAATTTTACGTAACTGTATATTTAAGTAATTAAGTACGGCTTCAATTTCTTGCAGTTGATTAAATCTATGCTCGGTAATACCGGGTAGGTTAGCCACAGATTTTTCAACATTGCCGCGAATGTATGTTTCTGCCTTGGCAGCAGATAATTCCCCTTCATAATAATCTATAAAGTCGGGAATCTTTGAAAGATCCGATACTATTTTATTATACCACATTTTCGTATTTTGCTAACCATTGAAATATCTTACGCCAGTTCTGATTTCGTCTTTTATCAAGTTCATTTAGGTATTCTATCAGATCTACTTGTATTTTTACATTTTCGTCAGAAGAACTAATAGTGTCAATTAATCCTTGCAATGTTTGTTTTGTATTTTTTAAATCAAACGTATCATCTTTAATTAACTCAAGAACTTGATCCAAAGATTCTTGCCATTCTAAATAACTAAATGCAGATGGGCTTAATATATGCGATCCAATTGGTAATACAAAATGCATGAACCAAAATATTTCTCTGATATTAGACCATTCATTGAACTTTTTTCCAAGTTCCGGCATTCCTTTAATACTTAAACTAGTAACTGTACTTAATATACCTAAACGAATTGCGGTAATTGACAAAAGATAATTAAAATTTTCTTCGAATAAATCACAGTCAAACCCGTATCTTATATATTCTTGCTCCAGCCCCCAGCAATCAACGCTGCACAAAATATCAATCCGTTTGATTTTGTTTTCTCGCTGCAGTGCTAACAGTCTATCAATTTGAATTTTTAAATTTTTTGGCTTTACAATCAAATTAGTTACAACATTTAATTCTAACTTAGGATTTGGATGTGCATCAATAAATTCTATTAGTTTTTGAAAATCATCTATTAGAAATGGTTCACCGCCTAGAATGTGTAATCTTTCTAAATTAGAAAAATTACTTTCTAACCATTCCCACATCAATGGTGCTAAATTGTTATATTGATTTTCTTCTAAATTATCACGAGCTCCATCTAATAAAGATCCCCCAAATTTTAAATTCTCTTTTTGTATTGAAGAGCTAAATCTTTCAGTACAATAGATACAGGACAGGTTACATGTATTTTTAAAAAATATTTCAAGTATTACTGGATTAACTTGCGTTAACAAATTATTATCATTTAATTCTTGTGGATATATGTTAGGTATTGTATTTTGAAAATTCCTGTCGCTATAGCCACCGGCATCTTCTATATTTTTACAGTATTCACATCCACCATCAGGCCATTTACCTTCCAACATTGTTTCTCTGGCTGCAATCTTTTCAGAAGTATTATGAAAATTTGCAAAGTTGTTACTATTTAATTTTCCAATGCTAGCACGATGACAACTACCCGTTGATCCATCAGTTAGATAAACAGTACTCCAACTCCATTTTAATCGGCAAGCAGTTTCGGACTGAATCGGAAAATACTTGTTTACCACATCACTCATCTTCGTAATCATCAGAGTCGTCTTCGGTGACGTACTCTTTGAGAGCTCGACTTAATGGAGCATCAACTGCTCCAAATTCTCTTAACTGATCATCACTTAGTAGATCAACTAATACGCTCATTAAATTATCTGCTGCTTCTTGACGATCCTTTGACGGGATATATTGTTTAAGAATTGTGTATGTTTCTATCAATACGTCTAAATCAATGCTCATTTTTAAATTCCTTTTTTAACTGTTGCATAGTTTCACTAAATTCTTTTTCCGGAAATGCCATACGTCCTAGATTAAACATACGTCTGCATAATACTACATTAGTTTTATCATACGGAAGTGAGTTATCTAATCGTTCCGGACTTATTGCAAATGGATGATGTTTAATATCATTGTACTTAGGATCAAGTGTAAGTCCAGACCAGTAACATTTTCCATTTTGCAAATTATACATGTCAACAAAATCTTGATCAGTTAATGTTACAGGTTTAACTGGACGTCCTGATACTTTATTTCTACCTTGACTATATGCTATACCGCCAAGCATTCGTTTAGCTAACTTTAAATCCATTACTCTACTGTTTCCTCTTCTGATTGAATAGCGGCAGTATCTTTATGCGGGTTTGCAGTAAAGTCAGACATGACTTTATCTAATGATTCGTTTTCATTACGTTCCCAAGCCTTGCGGAACTGTTTAATCACTGTACCATCTGCTAGCGTGTATTTAAGGCTGTTGCCTTCTTTTGCTAATAATCCTTTACTTTCAAACATATCTACTAGTCCACTATAAGGATTCATACCTGTTTCGTACGGAATCTTAACTTGTACACTCTCAAATGGTTTAGCGTAACGTGTTTTCATAATCTTACATGCAGCACGAATACCTTTTACTTCGCTAATCTTGTTACCATCTTCATCTTCTTTAAGTTTAAGTTTCTTCATTGCAACAACAATACTAGATGCATAGATAAATCCTTGGCCGCCACTAATTTTATCATCTGGATCAAACATGTCTTGACTTGCATACGTATGATTAGTAGCAACAAGACCAATATTCAAACTACCAAACATGTTTACGCAATTACGAACAAGCGAAGTGAGTGCTTTAGGCTTACGACCCATGTCACCTTTCATTTCACCTGCTTCAAACTGATTAACGTCTGTGGGTGTTAATAACATACCTAGACTGTCTAGTACAAACAATACCTTTGGGCGTCCTTCTTCGGGTAGTGTCTTGTATTCTTTTACAAAGTCACTGATAACTTTAGCAACGTCATCAATCATGGCCATGTTTAATTTAAGCATCTTGTCTTCGCTAGTGTCTACACCTAGTGCGTGTAACCAAGCTTCGTCAAGTGCGTTTTCGCTATCAATCAAGATAACATAGATGCCTTGTTGCTGTGCATTTTTAACCAAGTTACCTGAACAGATAAAACTTTTACCTGCTCCAGATTCACCGGCGAACACAGTTACCTTGCCCATCGGAATACCCTTATTAAAGTCTCCGCTGATAAGATAATTCAATGCATAATTGTTAGTTGAGATCCAGTCTGTTGGATCTGTAAAGCCTACACTAATGCCATCAATTGCTTTAGTGATGTTCTTGCGAAATTTTGATACGTCAAATGGTTTTCCCATGATATAGGTCCTTAAAAATTTTAGTGCTATCTAGGCCACGTCGTTGATCCATTAGTTTCAATTGATCAAACGAGTCAGCTAAATTCCGTTCAATTGGTTGATTAATATAAGCTAATACATTACGATATCCGTTTTCCAATAGGTAACCTGGATGTTCGTTTATTCTTTTTGCCAGTTCTTCCTTGACTAAGTTTAACATAGTGTCTGGCAAATGTCTAATATTTAGGTAGTCGGGTTCTAATAGTGCACCAACAATAAAACTGTTATTATGAAATCCTAGATTTTTTAAATAATCTATACAGCCAAATATTGATTGATAATTTAAGATAAAATGCAACATATTAAACGAAACCTTGTGATCTAAATTTCTAATTATATGCAAGTTATCTAAGAAGTCGGTCCACTTTCCTCCATATCGAATATACTCATATTCCGCTTCCATAGATTCAACGCTTATGATCCAATGGACATTTTTAAATGTGCATATCAAATCAAAAATACGTGTATCAACTTTGCTTAAATTTGTGTTTATACGTAAATTAACATCAGGATTTTTTTCTTTTAGAAGTTCTAAGAATTCTAAGTTCTCTTTCATTAATAATGGTTCACCACCGGCCATGTATACATGTTTTAACTGGCTAGCATGTTTAAATATATAACTCTTAAATTCCTGTTTCTTTTCGTCGGTGGGTGTGTTAATCTTAATAGCTAATTCATTGGCCCATTGGCTACTAAATTCAGGTACACAATAAACACAAGAAAAATTACAGAGATTACTCCAGCGCACATCAACAGTGTGTAAATCAAATGTAGTTGGTTGATCATAGGTAGTCAAAGGAACTGATTTAAGTTCCTTAAGATAGAATATTCGATCACTGATTATATCAAAACTATTAGTATTAATTTCTAGATCGTAACAAGGAGAACATCTAGGACCAGGTTCATTGATGATCATGTTAAATCGTGTATGAATATTCTTCACATTGTTTACAATTTCTTCAATTGGTTTATCTTGTATATTACCAATTGGTGCAGAACTTCGAATACAGTTTTTAACATTGCCATCAAAGTTATACATTAGCCCGGTCCAGGGAATTGGGCAGAATTTCTTATTGGTTAAGTATTCTCGACTATTCATGGATAGTGTACGCCTAATGCAATTTCACCTACTTCTAAATCCAGACCACAATCTAATATGCTAACTAATTTTGCAGCCCAAACATCAACATCTGCAAATGGTCTTGGACTCTTTTGGCCTGGCTGTGTTGCTATTGCCCCGGGCTTTACTAAACAAAGCTTTGGCCAACTGTGTAGATGCAAAAGTTGCCGATGTGCTTCTTCCAATGCCAATTTTTGATTATGATACTCAATCATTTCTATGCCAGGCAAGCAACTTATTGGTTCCAAGGTCATCATGGTGCTGATATTGATAATCTTTTTATTTTCTATATCCTGCCATTCTTTATAAACAGCAAATAACAATTCAGTTTGGGCAAATCCTGCCTGTGCATTGTTAATAAAGATATCGCAGTCTCGCACTTTTTCTACTATTTTAGGAAGGTTTCTAATATTATAACCATTGCGGCGACTAAGCCCAATAATATCGTGCCCTTGTGCTTCATATACTTTTGCTAGTGCTTGACCTATACCTGCACTGTGTCCTGTGATTGCTATTCTAGCCATTTTAGAGGTTCATTATGAAATGTAAAACTTGCTACTATGCGTGGTACTTCTGTTGCTGTAGTTCGGTCAACGCTATGCTCAACTTGAGAATTAAACACAATTGGTTGAGTCATATCTAATAGTTCGGCCACTATTGTATCATCAATATACCAACGATTTGCCCATCCTTTTGTATTGATTACAGGAAAATTAATTTTTGCTATAACTGGTGGTTCGTCAGTATGCTTAGGCAGATGGCCAGTTTCTGTCACTATTGTTATTGCTGCATGTCTTGGTACTAGTTTATTTTCTTTGAAGTATTCAAATAATTTAGGTGCATCTTCAAGTAATTCTTTGCAATTAATAAAATGCCACCCATAGTCCGTTGTGCTTAATATATCTGTTTTCTCTGACAGATATTCATAGATTTGTGCTGAAATTAGTTCAACATTGTTGCACGGAAGCTCTACGTAACATTTCATAACCCACGTAACTCCTTTTGATTCTTTATAAATTCATCTAATTCAAATTGATTATTGCCAGCGATTGCTACATTATTGGGGAATATACTTTTATACGGTTCTGTTAATTTGTTTGTATATTTTATGTTAATAGGATCTGGGTTATGCAAAAATGCATACGAATGATCTAATTGATGGTCAGCAACAAATTGTTTAATCGCTATAAAATTGTGAATGTTTAATGCACTAACTGTGGTCCAGGTATTTAGTTTTATACCCGGCATGTTTTTGTATGCCATAAGATTATTATAAAACTTATCCCATTTAATGGGCCAACGCACGTAGTCATGAGTCTCTTCAATACCATCTAAACTAACTGTAACAATTACTTGCACACCACAAGCAATTAGTTGTGTAATCTCTTCAATTACACTTGAGCAATTTGTATTGATACGCACTTCTTGAACACTTGCGGGAAGGTTCTGTATTACATTAAGATAATTTTTACTGGCACTTGGTTCTCCGCCATTTATATCTAATTTAACGATACGATGTGTAGGCAAATTCCAGAACCTATTAGTATTATCTATTATAGGATATGTCTTGGAGATTAAACTACCAATCTTTGTACTGTGATTTTCGTCACAGGTTAAGCATCCACTGTTACATATATTATCAAGTACTCCACCAACAATTAGATAATCTTTTCGAGTTTGTTGTTGATGGAATCTAATAGAGTGTACTCTAATGCTGTCTTGTTCTAATGCTTCTGTTTCTCTACAGCGTATACATTCCCGAGGCCATATTAATTGTTTTGTCTTGTATAGCCATTCACTATCTTCCATTTCCTTTAAGGAATCAAATTGTGGTGCGTTAACCATATGGCCGCAACGGCTAACAGTACCGTTGGGATTAAATCTTACAAAATGATCTAAGCGAGGACATTGCATAAGTCTATAGAACGCTGTATAACTTCTTGATAAACATCGGGATGATTTTCTTTAACGGCTTGAACAATCTCTGAGAACTCTACCGTTTGACCTATAAGAGTTTCTGTTAGAACTTTGTCTAACTGCATATAAAATGCTACTTTAGGAAACTGATTAATGTCATAATGAAACTTGTGCTTGTGTTCATTTAAATGCAAATTAGTTATAGTAGACAACTCTGTCATGGGATTAATTTTAATCTTGGCCGAGGTAAATCTACGTAGATTCACTAACCAATGAAATTGCGGGGCATAATGTCTATTGATAAACAAATGATCAGCTGCCAAGGTCAGCAAGGTGTCTTTGTCTAAATGAAAATTATATTCAATCCAGGTACTTAATCCGGAAAAGAATCTTTCAACAGGGTCTCTAACAAATATTTCCACTGTATCCAAAAACGGCAGTTCTGTCATTGCTAACACTCTAAATCCAGAGTTAGTTAAACTACTACTACCGTTTTTATAAATTGGATAAACGTACCTCTGCGGAGCAACTTCTAATACTTCGCAGAGGTCCGGGAAAATAATGTTATCTAATTGCGATAACATCTGTCACAACCTTATTTTGCGCGATTGCGAATCATTGCCAGGATGTCTTCAGCCTTTTGACTTGAAGGTTTAGCAGCGACAGGTGCAGTAGCAACTGGTGTGTCATCTTCATCTTCTACATCAAATGGTGCGGCTTCTACTGGTGCAGGCGCTGCTTTAGCAACTGGTGCGGGTGCTGCATTACTTGGCGATGCTGTATCATCACCACCTTTACCATTGAAGCCACTTGGCTTGTAGTACTGACCCCACTTCTCTGGATCATATGCTTGACCATCAACTGATGCTTCAAACATTTCTTTGAGTACTTTAAGTTCAACATCACCAGGCTTCTTAGGTAGGAAGTCGGCTAAGTTAAACAAGCCATGTTCGTCGATTGCTGCTTGCTCTGCTGCTGTTAGTGCAGTCTCTTTGCGACTCCACTTGGAAGTGCTGTAGTCTGCATAACCACCTTTACTAGTCTTTGTAACAGTGAAATCCAAACCAGCTGTGTAATCGGTTGGCATGCTCTCTAACTCTGGATCCATTAGTGCAGACTTGATCAGATTAAAAATCTGCGGACTGATAACAAAACGACGAATTGGGTTCTCTGGTGTTTTGTCATCCGACAGTGGATTTTCTTTTACAAAGCCTTGGAACAAGTAAGATTTCTTCTTCCAATACTTACGACCCATTTCTTCTAAACTTGGATCTTTAAACCATGTACGTACTTCTGCCAGGATCGGGCATGCCTCTCCGTACATCTCTACGCATGGTACTTGAACTACTACAGGTTTACTATCCGATTGACCTTTGATACCTGCAAAAGGTAGTCGAATCATTAAACGCTCAACCCAGAAGAAGTCGTTCTTTGTGTTTGCGTCTGGTAAGAATCGGATTTTTGCACTAGTACCTTCTGGAATGTTCCAGTGTGCATAGATGGCGTTGTCTCCGCCTTGTGATGAACCGCCTTGTCCACGGTTTTCTTGCGCTTGTAGTTTTGCGCGAATTTCTGCTAATGAAGTTGCCATAATGTGTCTCCTTAATAAGATGGTCTTAGAATGTGCCTAGATACATAACTGCACCGTGCAATTATATAACAGTAGTATTTAGCTTGTCAAACAAAAATTAATTATTTTTTAACCATACCACTTAACCATTTTAATGTGGCTAAGTCTTCACTAACAACTGGTTGAGGTTGATCCATAGTTGATGCACCAGTTGGTTGTGCTTGTGGTTCAGGTTGTGGTGGTGCAGGTTCAGTTGGTTGAGCCTGACTCTGCATTATCTGGACAATTTGGTTTGCTAAAGCCGATTCACCGTTTGATGCTAACCATCCGGCTAAAGTTCTACGAGCATCAGCGTCGGGTCCTTGGTTCGCAGATAATCTACGTAATGCCACACCCAAAGACTCATCATCAATTATGCCACTAAGAGCAGCAATTGCATCTGTTCCGTCAAAGCCAACTGCCAAAGGTGATTGAACTATATCTAGTAATTCGGTTTCATCGTGGTCGTCTGCGTCATCTTCCCAAGTTGCCTCAGTGACATCATTTGCCCAGGATTCAAATTCTTTACTTCCGGAAGTATCCATCTTTTGGCGATTTTTATATGCACGATAAACATATGGTAAAGCTTCATTGAATCGATCATCGTATATCTTTTTAACAAAACGTTCACGCAAAGAATCTTCATCAACTTCTTCACTGGGCTCTTGTTGAATGCCCATCATGCTCATTAATAATTCGTGCCCTTTACGCCCTTGGAAACGTTTCAAATGATCTTTAACTTCGTTGTAACGATGTATAGCAGCTTCAACCATGCCAGTTGTTTCTACATCTTCAAATGTACGATTACGCATGCTACGCACAAAATGTTTCATGCTGGCCATTTCTTTGACCATTTCGTTAATTAGTTCGCTACCTTCGTCACCAAAACGTCCGCCGTGGCGTAAATGATTAGCGGTGGCACGAGCACCGTGCAAATTAGTATGATTTAATAGGAATCTTTCTCCAACGGGAGTCTCAACAAACACATGTTCAATTTGTCTACCACGTGAACCTCGACGTTCTGGATCAATTTGATCTTTATGCTTAATAATTAATTTATGTGTACCAACATCACCAAAGCTCATGTGCTTGTTATTACCATGTCCGTATAAACGACTTTCAGTAACTGCTAGCTCATCTTTGTCAAATGTGCTATCTGCTTTACTTTGTTGTTTTAAATCTTTTAAATCTAAGTTACTACGGTTAATGTCTCTAACGTCAAATTGTAACATATTTCTACGTGCAAACTTCCTTAATGATCTTAAAAAATTATGCCATTCTTGCTCTTGCTCTGGGTCAAGAGATTGAGTAATATTTGAACTAAAATAAACTTTTAATGTATCTTCGTCAACCAAACTAATAGTTACATTACCAAAATTCTTACCATCTTCGCTAATATAGTCAAAGTTAAAGAATCGAGCACTTTCAGGATCTGTTACTCGTTCGGCTTTTTCGTCCCCAATGCTTACGTTGTCAAAACGGGCACGGACTTTTTCAAATAATTCACTGGAGATTTTATCTAATTCACGCATAATGTAGTATTTATGTTTTTTATTAAATCATTATAAAAGGCATAGGTGCTATGTAATCATCAACACTATCACGCATTTTCTCATCTAAATCACTATCGTAGCTTTGTAGGGCTTGAATCATACGCAAAGACAGTAAAGTTGCTGATACTAGATCGTCTGTTTCGCCAATTTTAGCTTCAAATCCGGTGCCATGGGCAACAAATGTCTTTAGCTCACTGATTAAATTCTTGCTGTTAATTGTCATCTTCTTGTTTTCAATCAAGTTCTTTAACTTAGCACAGACTGCAATTTTACTTTTATTAGTTGTAGTAAACCCTTTACGGTGTAATCTAGCCTGTCCAATTTTATGCGGCTGACTTAGGAACGTACCTTTAATATTTTCTTCACCAATTTCTGCAATAACCACTAATGCTGCTTCGCCAAGTGTATTGTTTTCTACGCTATAATAGATATCGTTTTGTGTACCAATGGTATCATACAGATACTCGCATATTTCTTTAAGTATAGCAATTTGTCGTTGCACCGGAGTTTTATTATTCTGCCATTCCCCAATTTGAATCATTGTAGGTAGTTCATATATTTGTATAGCAGCAGGATCTCCACCGGTACCTAGACTAGGATCTAGTCCTACTACATAGGTCTTCCCACGTTGCGGTCGTTGGAACCAGCGCACTTGCCCTTGTTTTTCAATTGGATCACGGCCTTCCATTTCTGCTAGTGTTATACTGTTAATTAATGTTTCATCATAGATTAAGAATTCGCAGCCATGCTCACGTCTAAAACGTTCTTCGCCAATACGACCAATTTCTTCTTGCTTCCACTTTTCGTCCCGATCTGGATGTTCGTGCCAAGCACTTTGATATGCCTTAAATCCATTTACTCCAACTTCAGTGGGATTGCCAAAACTGTCAACACACTTGTTTGCCTGTTTCCAAATATAAGCAAATTGATCTTCGTCACTGTTCGGAGTACTAGTAATAATTGCTTTACCACCAGTGCTTAGTGTAGGTGATATGGATGTCCAAAACTCTTTGGCTATAGTAGGTCTAACAAACGCAAACTCGTCACAGTATAGTAGTGTAATACTCATACCTCGACCAGTTGTTTCTGTAGTTGTTTGCGATACTATACGACTTCCATTTTCAAAGTCTATACTGCCCTTGTTATAACTGGTAACACCTGCACGTATAAAGTCCGGACATAGTTCATATGCATAACGTACACGCTGCATGATCTCTTGTGCGCCAGTGTACTTGTGCGCTGCGATAAGTATTGTTGAGTCTGGTTGAAACATTGCAAACCATAGCAGGTATCCAGCAGCACTTGTAGTCTTACCTGTTTGTCGTGGCATCAAACTGATACTAAATCTATTGAAATGATAAGAATCTATTAGGCGTTTTTGATACTCAAATGGATGATACAACATTTTACCCTTTGTTGGGTGTTGTATATAAAAGTAGTTGTCCATGAAATATCTAGGCCCATCGACTGGGTCTGCACACTTGATAAATTCTCCTATTTCATGCTCAGTAAAGTTGACTTTCTGATAAGGACTCTTTATAATAGTGGTTTCAATTGGTCTTTTTTGCTTTTCCATATTAATTACTTATGAGCCATACTCTCTTACTTAACAAAGATTATACACCAATTTCAGTACTTCCGCTAAGTGTTATACATTGGCAGCACAGTATCAAGCTAATGTATCTAGGGCGTATTCAAGTTATTGAAACTTATCCAGACTGGATCATACACAGCGAAAAACTTGCTATAAACGTTCCTAGTGTGGCCATAACTAAAGATTATTTTAACTTCAAACGTCGGGTAAACTTTACACGATACAATATGTACTTACGTGATTTATATCAATGTCAATATTGCGAAGATACATTTGATTTTGATGACTTAACAATTGATCACGTTGTTCCTGTCAGTCAGGGCGGTCGAACAGAATGGACTAACTGTGTAACTAGTTGTAAGGCCTGCAACTGGACCAAGGCAGATAAAAGTGTTATGCATCCTATACGTAAACCTTATCGCCCAGACTATTGGGCATTAGCTGCGGCGTGGAAGCATAGTCCGTTTAGAGTTAAAGATCAAAAGTGGAATCAATACTTGGGTAGAGATAAAGCTGCTGCTTAAATTGGTTGCTCGCCCGTAAGATAGGGCTTGCTGAACCAGAGTTTAAACCATTCTTCAGTACCAGGGCGAATATCATGTTGTTTCATGAGTTCGCCCTTTTCGTTTCCGGTAACTGAAATATTACTGCCAGGAAAGCCTTTGTACTCTTGCATTACTGCACGATTACCAATTCCGGCCAATAATTTAAGTTGTTGTATATCGTCCATTAGTGGTCACTGTAAGGTATTACTGGACGATCGTCGTCCGGATTATTCCCCGGATCCTTTACATTTTGCACGTTTTGCATTTGTTAGAGCTCCAAAGTCTACAGGCCATTCACCACCAACTGGTAATTCTTGTGCACCTGCTGGGAAAGCAAATGTAACACCGGCCTTTTGTTGTATTTGTGCAATACTGGCACGTACTTTAGTTAAGTCATTGCCTTGGCTACCTTCGTGTTTGAAGTACCATCCGGCCATTTGTTTTGTATTTTGATTAACAACAATCTTATAGAATCCAGTAGGAACCACAACGCCGTTACCAATCTTCTTGTCTGTTGCTGTGTTGTATATGCCACCAACATAAATGTTATATGTTTGATTAGTTTGCACTGCCCAACCACGTACACTGGTTTCTAACAGTTTCCAAATGCCACGATTCAATCCGCCTAACTGTGGATACATGTTAGTCATCAAGAATGATTCATATTCTACTTGTTGATCCCAACTTAAATCGCCGTCTGGTGCAGCATGACCCTTATCATATCCTGTACCAGCATAATCTTCTGGGCGAGCTCCGCCTGCAACACTCTGATCTGCCACAAACGCATTGGTACGTGGCCAGCACCCTAGTGCATTAGCAGGCGTTAGTGTGTATGTTACATAAACAGGAATCTTTGCAGCAGCATCGTAACCTACAAAATATGCACGACGGCAAATTGGAGTTACAGCCTTGCCTGCTACTTGCGGGAAACCATACGGGTTATGTACCGCACATTTCTCTGGTGCTAAAGGAGCTGTTTGATCCCAAGCAAATACCGAACTGCTTGCTGCTAATAATAAAATTGAAATCCACGTTTTCATTTGATTCTCTCTAAAGGTTAAATTTTACCAGGCTCTACATGACCAATAGCGAGCACTTGTACGTGGTCCTGGATTCTCGCAGTGGTGTCTTGCTCTAAAGCTCTTACGATGCTTAGGGCTTGACTTCTTGATACGCATGTTAGGATCGCCAAAGTTAACTTTAACTACATTACCTTTTGCATTCTTAACATATACTTTTGATTTTTTAACATCACCTTTCATAGGCTTGCCTAGTGGCACACTACGTCCGTGATATTCGGCTTCGTCAAGATCGTTGCCACCGTGTATGGGACTTGTACTGTCACGAGCAACAGGCATGTTTGAATCTTCTAATAGATATCCGATTCGGTCAAATAGTTCTAGTACAGTAGCATCTGCTTCAATAACTATACCATCCGCAACTACATCAATTACTGTGGTTTCTATTACAAATTCTTCTCTGGCGATTTCTAATTCAAATACGTCGCCAACAGAAGGATTGTGTTCCATTAATTCTGTTTCTAATAGATAGTCTTTAAAAGATTTCATTACCAATTTTCCTTAATACTGGACTGCACTTCTGCAGCATCGTCTGTGACAAAAGCGGGCAGCGATTTAATAGGGTTACCGTCGTTGTCGAGCATTAATCCTGCTTGTTGTAGCATACTGAGTATATAATGCAATTTCTGCTCAAGTTGACGGCAGTAATTACTTTGATCGTCTTCGTTACTGCAATCATACTGTTCTAGATAGACAGACATTTATTTTACCTTTGGTGCATTAGTCTTAGGAGCAGGAGGAGGTGTATCAGCTGGTGGCATTGTTGCACCTTTTGGAGGTGTAACCATCTTGCCAGTCTTTTCATCTCGATATGGCTGCTCGGCCTTTAGTACATCAGTCATTTCTTCACGGAACAATACGCTGTCTAGTAGATCTTGTAATTCTTCATCTAACATTACGTCCTCAGCCATTGGATTGTCACCTAGCTTCGGCTTGTCTGCATACTGACGCTTTTCACGATTTAGGTCGTTACCTTGACGAGTAATAGCACTTACGGTTTCGTACTCTTCATCAGGACTGTTAGCATACTCTTCGTCCATCATTTCGTCACTGTGACTACCCAACCAATTGTTAACCATATGACGAGCGTGATCTAATTCATCCTCGCCCATTGCATCCATTATGTCTGCATAGTAATCGGCATCACCTTCACTCATTGCTTCAATGATCCATGAATAGAAGTGATTTAAATCGTTAAATGGTTCTGCATCATGTCCTGATCCTAGCATGTTAACAACCTCAGACGCCAATTGCTTGGCTGACATTTGAGGAGTGTGTAGATCTTCGTCCATCATTTCGTCTGGTGCACCAATCATTACTACTTCTTCGTGACCTTCGTCGTGATCATCATGTGGTCTCATTCCGGCCATCTTTAGCATTTGTAATAGTGCATCAGCTTTGTCGCCTTGTGCAGAGATGCTTACGTTCTTAGTACCATCGCTGCTCATGTTGGTACTGACATTCATTGAATCTTCTTGACCGCCTGTGACCATGTCGCCACACTCAGCAACTTGGCTTTCGCTTAGTCCAGCTAAACGTGCCAGCTCTGTTAGTTCATGATCACCACCGGGCATATTCAGCATGTCTGCTTGTCTGCCGTAACCGTGCATTTGCATTTCGTCAGCAAATCTATTGCTAACCCATTGGTAAGGATCACCATCACGGGCTTTGGCAACACCATAAGGTATTTCACCGTTGTCTGAATAATAGTCGTATAGTGCATCATATAGATCACTGTCTAAATCATTACCAGCCAAGAAGTTTTTAGTTTCGTGTTTAAACTTTTTAATGATATGCTCTAATGTGCTACCGGCTTCTAGCATAACACTTTCTGAGACTTTTTGTGGTAGTCCTTTGTGCTTGGTCGCTGCATAGTCGTGTGCTGCCTTTTTTGTCATGCCTTTTGCCGCCTTCTTTAATTCAGGACTCGCACCTTTAACTTTTTCGCCTTTTTGCATAGCATGTACCATGCCCATAAATTTTTGCTGTTGTTTACTAACAGCTTTTTCATTTACTGGCTGGCCGCTTAGGCGCATTAATTCACTTAGTTCGTTATCTTCTTCTAAGTCGTCTGACTCTTCAAAATCACGAGTAACCATATTGGTGTCTTGTCCAAAGCCACCTTTAACTGCATTACTAGGAGCCGGAGCTGCAGCTGGCTTGGCAGCTTGTGTTGCAGGTTCAGCTGTAGCAGTTGGACTACCTGAAATGTTAGCTTGTGGAGCGATACCAAAAGCATTAGCCTGCGGCGCAGGTGTTGGTTCTGCTGCTGGACCAGTTGGGCTACCTAAAATGTTAGCTTGTGGAGCAATACCTAAGGCATTAGTTTGCGGCGCAGGTGTTGGTTCTGCTGCAGGCGTCGTTGGTTTAATGTCTCCGGTTGTAGTTTGTGGTTGTGCAACCGCAGTTTGTGCTGCCTGTGTAGCATTAGCTTGATCAACTGCTGATTTCTGTTGGTTAGCGGCAAATGCAGCATTAGCAGATTTGACTGCTGCTCCATAACTTGGTACAGCTGGTTTCACTGTGGGCTTTGCTCCGCCGCCTACAGGTGCTCCAAAACTTTGATTACCAATTTTAGCTGGCCCAGTTTTACCAGTGCTATATCCTGGTGCACTGGGATTTGAAGTTATTACTGGAGCGGAAGGCTTTGCGCCACTGCCTTGGCCTGCTCTGATAGCAGCAGCAGTACCTTGTGCTGGCCCAGCTGGTGGTGTTGGTGTAGATGAGAATGAGCCAGGTGGTCTATAAGCACCTGCTTCATCTAGTATATCGCTGTATTGTCTTAATAATTTTGGGTTCATTTTATTTTCTTCCTGCTAACCTTAGAATGTCGTTTAGTTCAGTATTTATTGATTCTGATACTGCCTTTTGCTTTGGTGCCTTCTTGCCTTCTTTAAACACATTCTTAATATCGTCGCCTGAATAATAACGTGTTTCTGGTTGACGATAAGAAGTATTATCTAAATTAGAATATGGATTGGTATATTTTCTACCGTCGGCGTCTTGGCGGTACTTTACTTCGCCTCCGAATAATCCTTTATCTCTTAAAGGATATTTTTCATCCGAACTACTACGATTTGATGGGATAGCACCGCCACCTGTATTTGTTGTAGAAGCAGTGTTGGTATCGCTTGGTGCTCCACTGGCTGTTGCAGATTTGGCGAAGTCTGCTCTAGCCTTTTCTGCACCTAATTTTGCGTTAACATCAGCTGCTACTCGCTCAGCATTTGCTGCATTGGCTTTTGTAGCGGCATCAATATCGGCTTGGCTAGGCGAATCGCTAGAACTCTGTGGACTGGTTATTGCAGGAGTATTTGCTGCGGCTGGTTGTGCAGTTCC